CCGTGGAGAGTTTGAGGTCCGTTCCCTTGGAGCGAAGTGGGGCAAGATATCCCTTTGCTATCAACTCCTCAATTGACGTCGGGTCTATGAGATCATCGAAAAGCGCCTCACCCTCCGTAATCATCCCGTGTCCCAGGCGGTACGGCGTGGCGGTTAGTCCTATGACACGAAGGTTAGGGTTGAACACCTTCAGCGCGTCAATGAACGTCCGGTATCCGCCCTCGTTCTTGTGACTGATCAAATGAGCCTCGTCAACTATCACGAGGTCAACGTGTCCCACCTTGTCGGCGTGTTTTCTGATGGACTGAATACCCGCCACAGTAATAGGCTCACCGAGCTGTTTTTTCCCGATGGACGCAGAGAAAATACCAATAGGGGCAGTTGGCCACGCCATCAGGATTTTCTCAACGTCTTGTTCGATAAGTTCCTTTACGTGAGTTAATATCAGTATTTTTTGGTCCGGCCACGATTGAATAACATCACGGCAAAGCTCGGCTATGATGTGCGACTTCCCGCTGCCGGTAGGCAGCACCAAGCAAGGATTGCCTTCGTTGCCTTTTTGGAACCATCGATACAGGTCGTCAATCGCCCGCTGTTGGTAGTCCCGTAGAGTCACCATCTTTCCAAGCCTCCAAACTCACAAGCTCCTTCGACGAATGCGTGTTGTCGTCCTCGACGCCGTTCCTGATTTGCTCTCCGTCGATCTCGTAGACAGCTGAAAAAGCATCGTCCGACGGGAGCCACTTCCACGGGACCAGATCGGGGTGGAGCACGTGCCCGTCGCAGCCCTCGCGTTGCGCGGATACCGGAATCTCCTCGTTGCCGTACCGGGCGCAGAGCCATTTACTATCTTCCGTTGGCGTAGAAAGTGCGCACGTGCGGCAGTTAACTTCCCGCGTTAATTTCGAGGAATGACAAAAATCGTGCGCTGCGCAGAAGCGACATTGATACCATGTCGAATCCGTTGAAAGCGGCTCCGGCATCCGCTCGCAAAGTGTCAGCCTTCGGCCCCGATCCACAAGCGCCTTCGCCGCCTCCTCGTCGTACCGCACGCGCTCCGTGTAAATGTTATCGTCGTCCTTGCAGACGGCGAAATACAGAGCGCGGTCGATGCCGGTACCGTGCATGTAAACCTGCATCTGACACCAGTGCTGCGACTTGCTTTCCTGTACTCCATTGTCGCAAAGGTCTTTGAATGACTTCAATGAGTGCGTCTTGCATTCGAGGATATGGCGCTTCGTCGGAGCCTCGGGAACGCCCTTCTCGATGATGCCGTCGATGCTCCCGGAGACATGCGCTCCGAAGTCCACCCGCGCCTGCTTGCCTCCTGTGCTGTGGATCTCGCAGCCGATCTGTGTCAGCCAAGAGACGATCTTCTCCTCCTCTTCCTGCCCGCGCCGGAAGAGACGGAGTATCCGCCCGTCAAACTTCTCTATCACAGCCCACCGGAAGGACAACCACAACCATCGGTCGCACGGATGCCCCAAAAGGGACGCGCCCAGGTGCGGGCGCGGTCCCTCTTGAGTTTTGGTTATGGTGGAGTCTATGAGAGCGGCGATAGAATGAAGAGGTTGTGGAATCGCGGCCATTATTTCTTGAGCCATGGGGCGCTTCCGCCCTTGGCAACAGGAGCCGCTGCTGCGGGCGCGGCGAAAGCGGCTTTAGGCTCCTGCTTGAGCATCGTTGCGCCGCCTTCGAGCGGCTTGAAGCCCTTCACGTCGTTGCTCTCGTCATACTGCCCGTCGGCGGGCTTGACGACCACCTTGATTTGAAGTGCTCCACCAAGCAGTTCGTCGGAATCCGATACCCTCTCAAGTCCAATGGCGCTGAAACAATCTTTGAACTGCTGCTGTCCGATCTGTTCCGCCTGCGGGTTAGGATTCTTAAGATTGAAGCGCCCCCAAACACAGCGCCCCTCGTAAGAAGGCCCGGTGATGTCGAATTTCACTTCAAGGTATTCGCCGTTCCCCGCCTTGGTTGTTTTCAGCTTCGTGTCCGTGATCCGCGCCGTGTACCACCCGGCGGGGATAGGGTCGAAAGTAGATTCATTAAAATCGCTTGCCACAAATTCTTTCCCCAAAAGCGCCATCTTAAGCAACCTCCTCGATTTTGAATGTAGGCTTGCCCGGCGTCGTCACGATCGCCCTGGCAAGCTCCCTTGTCACCGTCTCGTCCGCCAGCTTCCACGCCTTCGCGTCGATTTCCGGTTTCCACCGGAAGAGCGTGGACAGATGATCCATCAGCCCTTTCTCGCGTGCGATGTCCTGCAACAGATCGCCGTCCACCTTGCGATTGAAGCGGCGCATCACGTTCACCTTGAAGCGCCCTTCCGTAGTCGTCTTCGACCCTTCCCACTGCTCCGGGATGTCAGCCGCCAGCATCGCTTCGATCTCCCTGCGTCGCGTAACCGCCTGTTCCTCTTCCGCCTTGTACCGCACCCAGAGCGCGAGGGCTTCCTCGCGGGTCTTCACGTGGAGGCTCTGAACCTCCGTCGAACCTCTAACCTGCATTTGCAACTCCTCCTATCGTCTTGATAACCGCGCCCAAATCGGGCTCCTGCCACTGACCGAGCTTTCCGCTGCGGTCCTTCGCCAGCCAGCTTGAATCTCCCTCGCACATCAACGCCCGCTGCACCACTCCGTCCGTGTCGCGTTCGACGCGAAGAGCAAGTACCTCGTCGAAGAAGTACGGAAGCTGCTGCCCGGTCTTGTTTCCGGGCATGGAGGGGTAATAAAGAAGCCTGCCCATCTCGTCCTGTGTCTTTTCGAGCTTGGCCGAGAAATATACATGCTTGCCTGGAAGATCGCGGAAGGCGCGGATAAGGTCGGTCATCTGCTCCTGCATGGAACCGTAGGCCTGCCGAGGGTCTTTTGCTATCTTCTTTTCCGCGTTCAGCACCACCTCCGCAATCTCTGAGATGGAGTCGAGCGCCACGCTCTGAAAGCCCTTCGCCTCGTCGGAACCGGTCAGCCACTGGTAGGCCTCGTGCAGTTCCTTGATATTCGTGATCTCGATGTACGGGATATCTGTACCTGCAATACTTAGAAGCCCGCCCTCCGCCGAGAGAATCACCGGATTCGGCAGCGTCTTAATCAGGAAGGTTTTTCCCGCTCCAGCCTGTCCGTAGACGAGGATTTTCACCCCGTCAGCAGCGATGGTGCTTGTTCGTTTCAGATTGATTGCCATGCGATTGCCTCCCCATGCTCCACCATATCTACTATCTACCGTGCGAGGGCTTGAATGTCCTCGTACCTGTCCCGACGGAGGCACCCGTCCGATCCGGGATAAATCCACTTGGAGCATACCCACTCCTCCGGCCCGGTGATGTCCGCCGGGAAGTGATCCGCGTCCGGGCAATTCGTACACCAGTGCCCTATTTGCTCGTCCACGCATTGCAGGATATTTGTCTCAAGGTCCAACGTAATTCCCTCCTCGTGGTATAATCAGAGGCAAGGAAAAAATCTCCTTGCCTCTCCTCCTCTGGAAGCCCGGTAGCCGCCGGGCTTTTTCTATTCGTCCTCGTCTCCCGGCAGCACGCTGTCCAAAAAATCCTTCAAGTCTTCCATCACGCCAACCTCCTTAAAACTTCCACCGTCATTGCCAGTTGGGCAGCCCGAGCGGCATCCCAAGCGGCAGCCCGAGCGGCAGCCCAAGCGGCATCCCGAGCGGCATCCCGAGCGGCATCCCGAGCGGCAGCCCGAGCGGCATCCCGAGCGGCAGCCAGAGCGGCATCCAGAGCGGCAGCCCGAGCGGCATCCCGAGCGGCATCCAGAGCGGCATCCAGAGCGGCATCCCGAGCGGCATCCCGAGCGGCATCCAGAGCGGCATCCCGAGCGGCAGCCAATTCTTCGTATGTTGCTTTCCCATCCACCCAGAGCCGTTTCACTCGGATAGCCTCTGCGCAGCGAGGATCGTCCGTCAAGTGCAAGACTTTTTCTGCGAAGTCGCACGCCAGTAAATGCAGCTCCCTCGCAGGGATGAAATCCTCTCGCAACAACGCCCAAAGTTTATCTTCCGTGGGGATGTCGAGGGCTACGATGTCTTCCAGCGACAAAGACTCTCGACCGGCGAACAGACTATTTATCCGCTTTTGCGGATAGTCTGAGCACGGCCGCCACCTCATTACCTGGTCTATCGTCACCGTTTTCATCACGCCAGCCTCCTCAAAATAGCCTCGTTCGCTTCCGCCTCTTCGCCGTCCGTCATGTCGATTACGCGCTTGCCGATGCGCCGGGCATAGACGGATTCCAAGACGCAGCCTGAAGAATTTCGCCAGTCACCGAATAGCCAGAGTTCATCGGCCTTTTCAATGAGCCGCAGGCATTGCCCGAGCACCCAGTCCTGCGGCCCTTCGGCGGATTCAAAGCTGAAAGCGTGTATTGGCGAGAGTATCAAATAGTCCGGGTATATTGCCTTGAGATTCGCGCAGATGTCGCTGACCGCGTTGAAATTGCGCTGCACGTCGCCGCGCAGCGGGTGAGCTACGTAAACGCTTTTCATCGCCAGTCCTCCATCCAAACAATGGCCGCCATGCACGCCACGAAGCCCGCCAGGAACATCGCAATCAGACGCGCCGTCATGCGGCGAACTCCCGCGCCATCTCCCGGAAAAGGCAGTAGAGGAATACCTGTCTCTCCAAGTCCTTCACCCTGCAAACACCTCTGATATTCATGCCATCCTCGCCTCCCGAAGTTGTAATTCCGTGAAAGTCTCTTTCCACCCGCCCCGGTGCTCAAAAAGCCAGAGCGGTCGGCGTGCCGCTACCATCTCCAAAAACGTGTAATCGCCGTACCGCTTGCCCGGCTCGTAGCCCTTGACCGGCGCGTGTACCAGCTTTTCTTCCTTTTCCTCCGATGGGGGGCGTACCCAGGTGTACGCGAAGACTGTAGCCTCCGCGCACCCTAAGCGCTTTGCAATCTCCCTGCATGTCAAACCGGCGTTGCGCAGGCGCTGCATCTCCGCTTTGTCATACCGCCCGCCGCGCTGATTGGTCTCTCCCCACTCGCGCAATTTCCGCCGAATGGTATCCGTACCGCATCCGTACCGCTGCGCAATCTTTTCCCGCGTTTCACCGCGTCGCCGTGCGGCGATGATCTCATCCCTTGCGGCCTCGACGCGCTGACTCGCCGGGAGCGGGAAGGGATCGCCCCATTCTTCGAGTGCCAACACGATCCGCTTAACCCCCACTCGCAGCGCCAGCGAAATATTTCGTTTCGAAATGCCGTGCCTCCGCATGTCGAGGATATCGTCCTTGTACGCCTCCATCAGTCCCACCCCGCGAACAGCCCAAAAAGGATGGACCTCTTGACCGGGCGCGGCGGCTCCTCCATCCGCTCGATGACCTCCAGCTCGCGGCGCGTCCTGTATCGCACCCAGAGCGGGAGCGGCCCCGGCTCGCGCAACCGGCAAGCAAAACTTGTCAGTTGCCGGGTCTTATACGGCCCGGATATCGCTCCCGTTTCCGCCAGCCTCTCGAAGTCGATATCTGAATGTGCGCGGTCCGAGTTGAACACGCTCAATCTGCTTCCCCTCCCTAGCCAGCCGCCGCATGGCGACCGGGTGTATTTTGTAAATCCTGCAAAAGTCCTCC